AGATTAGGCAGTTGCCGCAACTTCGAGGCGAGCCATGAAGGCTTCCTGAAGAATGACGGTAGCTGTCCAGAGCTTCCAGCCAACCGTGCCGCGCTGCGCGAGCGGATCGCCAGCTGCCGGCTTCGGATTCACGACCATCGGGGTCATGGACGACTTGCCCTTAAGCGGAACGATACCGAATGCGTCACGGCCGAACACGAGAACCGGATAAACGTCGGCGCTTGTGCCAGATGTCGAGCGCATCACGCCCTTTGCACCGCCAGCGTCAGCCCAAGGAGCCATAACTGTCGATGTGAGGTAACGAACCTGCTCAACCGAACCGATTTCGCCTTCGAACGGCGTTGTGTGCGGGCCGTAATCAGCAACTGGCTTAAAGCCGTTCATCGTGCGGATGTCTGTTTCGAGGTCCGGATGGCAGACAGCCATGTAAGCAGCTTCAACCGATTTCGTGTTGAAATCAGGCGTAGATGCTACAACCTGCGAGATCTTTTTCGCATTCTGACGGTTAAGAGCCGTTGTAACACGACGCTGGTCAGCAAGAGAGATCGCTGTAACGACCGAAGAACGACCTGCTACTGCGTTTGCGTAGAAGACGTTCGTACCGGCCTTCAACACGTTGAAACGGAGTGTCTCAACAGTGAGAGCAGCCTGCTCGCCGAGGATGTCGGTAGCTTGCTGGAGAACCGGATCGGTGTGCGTATCCATCACCACGTCTGTGATCGTGATGTAATCGCCGTACTGCGCGAGCGTAACGGTGTAGTCCTGGTTGGCGAGCTTCGAGCCAGCCGGTGTCACGCCTTCGATCAACGGAGTCGTTGCAACCGGGATGTAGAAGTTCGAACCAGGTGTCGTTGTACCAGCCGAGCCGCCTGCACCGCTCAGAAAGTAACGACGGAACTTAGCTGTCTGCGTCGAATTGGTCGGCATCGCATACGTCTGACCGAACTTTTCGAGGTGCAGATAAGGCATTGCACGCTTAAGCATGCGAACCACGGAATAAGCGGCAACTGCTGGTGAAATGTCGCCGTACGAAGTAACTTGTGCCATTTATGGCCTCCTATCAATCACAATTTGTTAGCGAATGACGAGAACGCTGACTCGAAATCATTCGGGTCGTCGCCCGCGATCACCGCAGACCTTTTGGAACTGACTGGGGCCAAGGCAGCAGCCGCTTGTTTGGTTGCTGAAGGCAGCTCAGTTTCCACTCTTTTAGGAGCTGGCTTGGGCGCTGCATTCGGCGCTTTGTAACCTGTCTCCTGCCGATATCTGTCAATGAGATCTGCAACCTCATCAACTGTACCTTGTTCTATAACATGTTTGTATGCGGCCTGCAAATACGGGGGCTGTTTTTCGGCCCACGATATGACTTTATCGCGTACGTCGTCATAGTCAGATACCTGCGTTTGCAACTGCTGAAGATGCGTCATCTCAGAAATTGCTTGCACAGTTTCGATCTGGGGGCGCAAAACTTTTGCCACCTCAGTAAACACATAATTGACAAGCTCTCGATATTCAGCACGGCGACGAAGTGATTCGGCCTTTGCTACATCAGGCCAATCCTTCTCGTACTCTTCGAGAAACTTTTGTTCGTCTGCAGAGTAAACCGGTTGTTCTTGTTGCGGCTGCTGAGGTGCAGGTTGCTCTTGAACTTGGGTCGCTGCAGATTTTTGATCTTTTACAAGCGCGGCAAGCCGGCGAAGAACGTCATCATCCTGTTCCACAGGCTTTGCGTCGGCCTGATCGTCTCCAGCATCAGATCCGGCATCACTATCTCCGTCTCCAGCAGAATCTGCCGTCCCTTCGGTGCCTGCGTCGCCTTCTTCGCTGTTTTCTGCGGCTTCTTGCTGTTCGCTTTGGCCTTCGGCGTTGCCTTCTTGGCTGCCTTCGGCTGCTGCTTGGGTTTCTGTGCCATCTGCTTTGTCTCCTGTTTCTGCAGGAACTTCGCCGTCTGTTTTGGCGAGTTCTGCAAACATACTGTTAAAGTCTTCCTCGAGTTTCTCGATGCCGTCACTCATTACTCACTCCCACTTGCGTGCATTGCCTTGATGTCGGGCCGTGTAAGCAACCGAATCAACTTTTCGTAGGTCACCCCTTCAGACTGTACTTTAGGAAACTCTTCTTGACTACAAGTCAAGAGATTGTCCTTTGCGTCCTCTCTTAAAGAGTGGAGAAGCTGGATCATTTGATCGATATCCAGCGTTCCGACTCTACCCTTGAGGAAGCTGACCAGTCTGGCCTGCTCCTGTCTGCGGTCCTGCCTCATTGCCTTCCCCTGTTTGGATACCCTGCTCGAGTACCGTTAGTGCTGCCTCAATCTTAACGGCGTCTGCATTCGCCGAGTTTTTCTGGCCTTGCGCGATATTCTTAAACGCATCGGACAGCGTCTTGCGGATATTTGCCGCCATAAGCTCTTGCTGCTGTTCCTGCATCTGCTGAGTCTGCTGAGAGTTAGCCGCCTGACGACGACGTGCTTCTTCAGGGGACACAAGAAGATTGCCCAAATCGCGGACCTGGAACCGAGCCTCAACAAACTTGCGCTCGTCAACGTGGATTTTTTCGTCTGGAGTCATCGATGCTGCCATCTGATCCAGCTGGATGCCGCGAACTTCCTTTGCAATCAAGCTGGTCGCACCGCGAGCAATCACGTTATAGTCACCGTCCGGAGCAGACATCGGGTTAAACTTCCGATTGAACTGGACCAACGATGTGATGACTGATTGCGTGAACATGTCGAAGTTCCGGACAATATCTTTGAACGGAAGCGCCGCATCACCGCGAAGCATGGACGCTCCGGCCGCCGTACGCATGGGTTCTGCAAAACCGCGCTGCATATCGCCACCTGTTGCCGGGCCAACAAACGTTTCCACATCGGCAAACTTCATGAACAGATCGATCATCTTGAGCAATTCGTCCATGTGGCTGTCGATCTGCACGTTACGGACAGCCGGGAACTTAGCTTCCACGCCCATGCCTTCACGGTACCAAATCTTATAGGCTGAGGTGCTTGTAAGATCCTGATCGGGGCGCAAAAGGTCTGTATTCAGCTCAAGGTTCGGGCCGCACACAACCGAAGCATTGTCCAAAAGCATGCGGGTCGCCGCAGCAATCGACATCTGCGAATCACGCATAATGTTCGGCAGGCCGTTACCGACAGGGCTCGTATCATCTTCATCAAACAAGAATGTGTGGATTGTCTTTACATCCGCACCGATCTTCCGCCACGGGTTAATATCCGCCTTGATCACGTTGCCGTCGATCAACCAGATCTCGGCCTCAATGTCGTCGGCCATCTTGTCTTCTGGCACCTCAACGCCGGCCAACGTCAGCATCTGACCGGAGACCGGGCCATTCCAAATGATGACTTCGTACTTCTGGGTTTCGGTCTTCATCTCATTGACGTTAACCTTAACACCGAGGGCGCGCAGTTCTGTCTCGAACGGCTGTGCCCGATAGTTGCCCACCGGGTTGCGCTTCAAGTATGTCTTGATCTGATCCGCAAAGAAATCCGGCCGGTTTGCCAGCGCACGAATCTGCGAACGCGACATAACCATGCGGATAAAGTAGCCGTCCATTTGCGCGAATGTTTTCGCCGACATATCCGGGTAGAAGTCCCAAACAGGGAGAAACTCGTACATCGGCTTATATGTTGTCTGAGGAATCGGCACAGGCGACTGAGTCATTGAATCAATCGCCCACTTCACAGACGTAACCGGACGTGCGAACGGGCCGCGCATGACTCCGAGGCCGTAAAGTATGCCGCTCTGTGCCACCTTCCGGTTAAGCGACACATAATCCTGCGTCTGGTCGCCGCCGATTTCCTGAAGCTGATCGTCCAAGAAAATAGCCAGTTTATCAGCACGTTCGTCGGCAAGTTCTTGCGTAGCTGAAGCGATCACATCATCAGTCAGCTGAACATCAAGCCCGGCCTCCTGCTGGCGTCGCATAAATTTCTGCAGAGCCTCCATTACATCCTGCGGGTCCATGTCAGGAGATGGAGATGCTTTCAATTCCCAGTTGCGTTCGTTGCCGGGGAACATCAAATTCATGATCCGGCTCAGAACCGAAATGACCTTCACACGGGTGAGACGCGGATAGGCTTTCGACCGATTAGCTGCGAGTTCCTTCTCGATTTCAGGATCGTAGATCCCGAGATACTGGCGCAGATTGCGAAGCCACTTGAGTTCTGCAATGCGCCGATCCGACACATACTGAGTAAACAACTGCGAAAAATTCTGCCCTAACTGACGCAGATCTTCCGACCGAATCACCTTCACAGGAGCGTCCTGATTTGGCTCTACCTGTACGCTTGGCGGATCAAGTTCAGCATTCGCGGTTGCAATAGCCATGTGTCTTCTCACCTAAAATGGTATGAGCCGCCGAACTGTCTCGGAGGCGTGAATCGTTTTCCCGTGCCGGAATATCGCATTTCTCGATCTGTTTGTCGATGGAAGTACCCACACAGATATCCAAACGCATCGCCCGGGTGGCTGTAGGCATTCTTTTCTGGCTCAGGTTTCGGCACGTCACGCTTGTTGTCCATGACATAACGCCATCCGCCTTTCAAGGCACGAATAAGCACCGGGCACTCTTTGGGGTCTATCAAAAGAGCCGGACCAATCTCGGTCAACTTGGTCGTAAAATGCTCGATAGGGTCAAGGCGGTTACCCAGCTTGTTGTTCAGGAACTTGTTTACCGGATAGTATCTACGGAACATATCTACAACAGACTTCTCGTCTGATTGTGCTCTGTTAAACGATGCCGGATCTGGAGCGATCATAACCTTTGCGTCCGGGAACCGGTTACGCAGATACGGCTTAAGCCGGTCATTAATCAACCGTTCAGCACCATAGCCGGACTGTACCAGCTCACCCAAAACCAGCAAACGTCCGTGTGAGTCGTGCTGCCCGAATATCATCGCAGACCCGCCGATGCCCGGGTCCATACCTACAACCAACTCGAGAGCCGGATTAAAAATCAGTGGGCGGCTAGAAACATGCAAGTCTGCCCTGAACGTCGGAACGACCGGTTTGCCTGCTGCCGAATATCCCCATTCTGCTTCAAGGAACTGTTTGATCCACGCTTCGGACTTACCCTTGGCCTGGTTCGTGTAGTAGCTCTGACCGCCCGGCAAGTTCTCGACGTTTTCAGCTTTGGCGCTAAAACCGGATGGTTGCCTAAAATAAGTCGCATTCTCTGGCAGCGTCGAGTGTAGATACTCGTACCACCAGTTGTCTTCTGTGTCCGGGTTCGATGACCCCCACATCCCCCAGTTCGTCGCCCCGCCATCTTTGGCAGACGGATAACGACCAAGACGTGCTGACAGAGCGTCCACGATTTCTCGCGGCACCTGCACAAATTCGTCGATGATAGCGAACGTCACTTCGAGTGAGAGCACCCGGGCAACGTCGTCGGCCGTATCGAGCGGCCGGAACAGAACCTCGCACTCCACGTCGTTGAACTTGAGAACGAACTTGTTTTCTGTCGCCCGCCATGTACCGGCC